TTGATTTTTATGGTTTGTCAATGCCTCCCCGTGTCGGCAAGAGTACGATTTGTATTTTTTTCCTTGCATGGGTAATTGGAAAGCGTCCTGCGAGCCATAATGCCATGTCAGGCCATTCGGGAATACTGGCAGACAGATTTTACACAGATGTATTTAAACTCACAACCAGTGAGGAATATACCTTTTCAGAGATTTTTCCGCAAATCAAAATTCCAAAGACATCATCAGACAAAAATGAACTCAGATATGATGAGGTGGAGAGCTTTGCAACGCTGACCTGCCGAGGCATTGACGGCACATGGACAGGTGCGGTGGATATCAGCTCAGACGGTTATCTGTATGTGGACGATATGGTTCGTGACAGAACAGAGTCATTGAGTCCAAAAAGACTGGAAAACAGATATCAAGACTACCTGAATGTCCTTGTAGACCGTAAAAATGACGGTTCAAGGGAGTTAATGGTAGGTACAAGGTGGAATGTATTAGACCCATTAGGACGGGTTGAGGCAAATAACAGCGACAATCCAAGATACCGTTTCAGAAAAATTCCGGCACTGAATGAGCAGGGAGAATCCAATTTTGTATACGACTACGGAAAAGGATTTTCAACAGAATACTATGTGAAAATGCGTGACAGTCTGGATAAGAATGAGTGGATGGCGAAGTATCAGCAGAAGCCGTTTATTCGCGAAGGACTTCTTTTCCCGGAAGACGAATTGAATTTTTACAATGGTGTTCTTCCTGACGGTGACTGCCTTACAGCTGCAGCATGTGATGTGGCATGGGGCGGCGGTGACAGCCTTTCAATGCCGTTTGGAAAAGCCTTTGGCAGCAGAGAGGATGGACCTATATACATTGCAGACTGGATTTTTAACGGAGGGGATAAATATATCACAAAACCGATTGTCGTGGCAAAAACACTGCAACATCAGCCGAATATGGAGAAATTTGAAGCAAATAATGGTGGTGACGAATATGCGGAATCTGTAGATACATTGTTGAAGGAACAAGGTTTCAAGACGAATATAAGCTGGGCAAAGGCGAGCAATCAGGTGGGAAAATTAGCAAAGATTATACAGTATGCACCTGATGTCAAGAAGAGATTTTATTTCCTTGCTCCAGAACTACAGTCTGAAGAGTATAAGGATGCTATGGCGGAACTAATGATGTTTACACAGGTAGGAAAAAATGCACATGATGACGCACCGGATGGTCTGGTGCAGCTGATACAGCTGATATCCGGGGAAATGTACGCAAAATGTGAAGCGATGGAAAGACCGTGGTAAGGGAGGAATGTATATGGTTTCAAAGGACATCTTAGTTCAATACAGCGATTTACAGGAAGAAATCAAGGATGTAAGGCGTAGGATAGGGGAGCTTGAAAAGCAGATCGCTGCTTTTGAGGAGAAGGGCTATTCTGAGATAGATAAAGTCCGTGGCGGAGAGGGAGGCTTACAGTCATTTAAGATTGAGGGCTTTCCCTATGCAAAGTACTCCAAAAAGAAAACACTGCTGTATTCCAGAAAGGCAATTCTTGAAACGCTGGAGCTTGACCTTCTGGAAATGACGAATGATGTGGAAGCCTACATAGCAAGTGTAAATAACAGCGAAATGCGCAGAATACTTACCATGAGATTTATTGATAATATGAATTTTGAGCAGATTGGAAAAATACTTGGATATGACCGGACAAGCATTTCCAAAAAGATTGATAAATTCATTTCAGAGTAACTTTCCCACAATTCCCACTTCGGATGTGGTAATATGATATCAGTGAAAAGTGTAAAACATATTCCCCCAATCAGAAGCACTGACTTTGAGTTAATCATTGCCGGTGCTTTTACTATGCAGCGAAAGGAAGTGATAACAGATGGTTCTATGGCATGAGAACAGAAAAAAATTTCATGAAGTGTGCCACGGCAGATATGGCAGGAAAATGATTGTCAGCAGCCGAAAAAGAATTGATACGGCTGATGAAGCAATCGAAGAGCTGAATAAGGCGTTGCCAATCCATAACCAGAACCGCCGCGAGATAGACTATCTGTATCACTATGTTTCGGGAGACCAGCCCATATTGTACCGGAAGAAAGAGGTCAGACCGGAAATAAAGAATGACATCGTGGAAAATCACGCACTGGAAATCACAAGGTTTATGACAGCTCAGAACTATGGTGAGCCGATACAGTACGTCAGTGTCAATGATGACAACGGTATATCCGCGGAGATTGACAAGCTGAACAATTACATGAAGACCCGGAGCAAGGATTACCACGACATTGTCCTTGGTGACTGGCAGAGCACTTGCGGAACGGCATATCGTGAGACATGGAGCCTTGCAAGGGATGAGGTAGACGATGGTGAGCCGATGTTCGACATGGAATCTCCTGACCCAAGGGAGAACTTCATAATTTACTCATCTGCAAAAGGAAAACCGGCGCTGATGTCGGTGTCTATCCGGGAGAATGAAGATAACAGGACAGTTTACTATTGCACGACAAAATCTTATGTGTACTGTATCTGCGAAGGAAAGGTTGTGCCGGAGGAATCCAGCATCAACGGACATGGGAGGATTACCCTTGTGGAATATCCAAACAATCCAAGACGGCTGTCAGATGTGGAAATTACAATTACCATGCAGGATGCAATCAATAATATTCAGTCCAATCGTGTTGACGGCGTGGAACAGTTTGTGCAGGCATTCATCAAATTTGTAAACTGTGAGATTGATGAAAAGACATTCCTTAAGATGTGCAAAATAGGTGCATTGAGCGTAAAAACAGTAAATCCGTCCATGCCGGCGGATGTGGGGAGTGTTTCAAGTGAACTCAATCAGGAGCAGACGCAGACCCTTAAGGATGACCTTTACAAAAATATGCTCATCATAGAGGGTATGCCAAGCAGAGAACAGAACACCGGAGGCGATACCGGACAGGCTGTGTACCTCCGTAATGGCTGGGACTTTGCAGAACAGCGGGCAAAGATTGACGAACCGGTCACAAAGCGGTCTGAACGTGAGTTTTTAAAGATTGTGCTGAATATCTTGAAAACAAAACAGCAGATTTGCTCCGATTTGACCATTGCTGATATAGACATCAAGATTACCCGGAACAAAACGGACAATATGCTTGTCAAGGCACAGGCACTTATCTATCTGCTTGAAAAAGGCATCCACCCGAAGATTGCAATCCAGACCTGTGACCTCTGGGGAGACCCAGAGAAAGTTTATGTGGAGTCTAAGGATTACCTGGATGCTCTATATAAGACAGCATCTGCAAAACAAGCTGAAATGGAAGCTGAGCAGCAAAGGCAGATAGAACTGGCAAGTGCAACCCAGAAGGGCGGTGATGCCGATTGATTGAGGTAAGATGCAAAAATTGTGGCAAGTTACTCGGATGGTTTGAAGGTAAAGGCGAAGTCAAATGTCCAAGGACGAGCTGCGGCGTTATAAACAGCTTTGATGTCAGCGAAATGCCGACAAAAAAGATGCAAAACCATATATCCATGAAAAACAGGACAACATCAAGCGGAGCAACATTCCACTGAGGCGGTCCTTTTTATTTTGCAGGCCAGAGCGTGAGACGGCAGAAAGAGGATATGCATGGCAACTTTCCATGATTTGACGGGACTGAGGTTTGGAAAACTTGTAGTTTTAGAGCGGGCTTCTAATTCCATACCAGATAATAAGGTTCAATGGTTGTGTAAGTGCGATTGTGGAAATACAACTGTTGTCAGAGCAAGATGTCTTGTGAGAAACCATACAAGATCGTGTGGATGTTTTCAAAAAGAGCAAGCTGCCAAAATGGTTAGGGAGACCAAGAAAAAATATAACGAGTACAGAGTTAAGAGTGAGACTGTGTATGTTAAGTTGACCAATAGTGACTTGGAAATGGTGTGTGATTCCGAGGACTGGGAGAGATTAAAGTCGTACTGTTGGAGGATGGGGAGTACTGGATATGCAGTTAGTAGAAAAAATGGGAAACCCATATTTTTTCACGTACAGGTTATTGATTGCCCAAAAGGAATGGTGAGGGATCACATCAATAGGAACAAGTTGGATAACAGAAAAAGCAATTTAAGAAATGTGGATTATCAAGGCAATATCATTAACTCAGGCAAGAATATTTGCAATACATCTGGTGTAAAGGGTGTTGGATTTGAAAGAAGGAGGAACAAGTGGTATGCGAAAATGATATTTAGTGGAAAATATATTTGGCTGGGATATTTTGATGATTTTGAGTCTGCTGTAAAAGCAAGACGTGAAGCGGAGGAAAAATATCACAGCCTGTTATTCAAATAATTATTGGAGGTGGATAATGAAAAAGGAAGATTTAGAGAAAATGGGTCTGACTGAGGAACAGATTTCTTCTATTCTCAACATTAATAAGACTGATGTAGATGAGGCAAAAAAGAATAATGTGGACCCAAAGGTATTGAAACAGCTT